TTAAGACGTTCAATCATCTGGAAGTAACCCATCGTGCCGAGAGCGACGATAATTATCAAACTGGCAACCGTCTTCATTGGCATCTGTACAGCTGCTGATTCAGATATGTTTAATGGTTTAGTCATTTGTAGGTTCTGGTAATTTAAAATCTTCCGGTGGTAACATTATATTTTTTGTACCCATAAATTTTTTATTTTTATGTTCAGGTAAGTTTTGATATTCATATCGTAAATCATCCCAAGCGCTACCATCAGGTCGTTCTTGATTTTCATCATTAATAACTATACCAGAGCATTTTGCAACCAGCAAATAGAAGTTTGGATTGTGTTTTAAAGTGGGGTTTTTATTAACTTTTCCACACATTTTCATTAATTCTAGCTGTTGTTTTAGTTCCATATTTTCTTGTTGAACATCTTTAAATCTGTCTGTGCAAGCTGATCCTAGATAGTGTCTATAAGTCAGACGTATGGACCTATCGTCAGAAGGGTTAGTATAATTATTATTAGAATTAAAGTGTCTATGCCTATACTCTGAGTCCCTCTGTTCAATTGATACGCTAACATCGCCAGTACTACAAGTATTAGTACCATTATTGAGATAATCATTTCTAGAATGTGCAGGTTTCATAAAACATAACAACACAAATAAAATAATTAATGAACCTGTAAAATAATAATTCATCCTGGCGATCTCCATGTTGCATAAATCCTTAATAGTTAATTTCTCTGTTTAAGTCTTTTATATCGTAAGTATGTTCTCTAACTTGATCAGCTAAAGTTCTATATAAATTTTCAGCCATCTGCCATGTAGCTTCAGCAGAAGATAATCTTGTGTTAATGTCTGTAATGTTTTTTTCTAGTTGACCAACATCTCTTTCAAGATTTGTAAGTCTTGTTTCATTTTGATTTATTGTGTCTGTAAGATTTACAATATAACGAACACCAGTAAATGTTCCGACTATAACCGAAGCCACAACCGGAACCATTACTATATTCTTTTTTAATAAATCTACTAAATTCATTATCTAAACCAATTTAAAATTCTCTTCCACCAAGAAATTTTAACTTTAGGTAGTTCAACGACACACTGACATCTTTTCTTTTCAAAATTACAATCTATACATATATTTAAACTCATTTTTTCTCCTCAATATTATAAAACATTTTATCAGAATCTTCTGTTATCCAATCAGATCCTTCACAGTCCCAATAAGTAGTTTGTACACTATAATCTGGCCAATCATTATCTGTTGTATAACTGTTTACATGCCAAATAATTCTGTTGTTTGGCTGCGCTGCATAATTACCGTTTTTTAACGCTAATATGTGTGCACACTTGTGCTCTTGCGGAATTTCTGAATGTTCCGTGTTTAGTATATTAGTCTCTGGATGTGCCCAGTCAATAGTAAATAAGTATTGACCTGGATAAAATTTTTTATCTTTTCCTAAAAATTTACCGTCTATACCAGCCAACCAATCAAAACAATGGACACTAGGATAATAACTAAAGCAGTTCCACAGTTGGAGTTGATCCACTCGCATATCAGGCACGTCTTTTCTTTCAAACTCTTTTTGAAAGAAGGCTGAAATAGGTAGTCTATAAAAGACTGCACCATTTGGTAGCATGCAATGAAATAAGATTGCACGACCTGTAATAGAGCTAAGACCAAAGATGACACAGTCACTAGACTGTCCTTTATTTTTTTTAAGATCATAGAGATACTCCCTTCTTATTTTACAATAAATCGGCGGTATGTTAGCATTTAAATAAGCCATAGTACATTACTTTATTTCTCCCCAATTAGGACCGGACTCGTAGTCTACTTTATTTGGTACTTCTAAGTCAACTGCATTTTCCATAATGATTTTTATTTTTTTAGCCTGTTGTTCTGACTCAATAGAAAAATCTAATTCGTCATGTATTTGTATATGAGAAAGATATCCGTTTTTATATAAATCAACCATTGCTCTTTTTGTCATATCTGCAGCTGATCCTTGAATTAATTTATTTAATGCTTTGTATGTAAAAGCTCTACGTGTTGGATTATTATGCCAATAATTTTTTTTAGGTTTACCATCTTTATCTTTAATTACATTACCTTCAAAATCTTTTAGTATTGGTCCCATTTCCTGTAATTCTTTCATACGTTCTTCATCTTCTGCTGGTATATATTTACCCCAATCACTACCTTTTAATATAGGTTCGTATTTTGGAAATCTGCAACGCCTTTCAAGTAATGTTTTTATTTGTCCTTTTGTTAAAGCTGCATTCATTACTTTATTCATTAACTGTTTTACAAAAGGAGCTTTGTCATGATATTTTTTAAATAACTCATCAGCTTTATCTTTTGTTAGATCTAATTCGTTCATTAATTTAGCTTTACCCATACCATAAAATAATCCAAGATTAATTGTTTTTGCTTGTGACCTTGGTATGTCTGCCATTTCAGCTACAATTCTATGAAAGTCTGTTGATGGATCATTTTCGTATGAGTCTGCAATATCATTTACAGAAGGTAATTCAAATTTTAATGCATAATGTGCAACAAGCCTTGGTTCCTGTTGCGAGTAGTCAAATGTACCCCACTTGCAACCCTCTTCAGGTATAAATAATGATCTTATCAAAGGCCCTGTATCCGGATCCCTAGCAGGGATCTGCTGCAAATTTGGATTTGAATAACTAAATCTACCTGTAACTGTACCGCCATCATCAGATCTAATCTGATTAATATCTGCATGTATTCTACCTTTATGTTCATGTTTAATTATCGAATCAATAAATGTAGTTCTGACCTTGTTTATTTTTCTAGCTTCTGCTATCATACGCACAACAGGATTTTTATGTGCAACAAGAAAGTTTTTAGTAAATGATGGCTCACCAGTTTTTTCAGTTTTCGAATAAGTTAAGTTTAATTTATCAAAAAGCGGTGCAATACTTCTTGCTGCCATTAACTGAATTTCTACTCCTGATTCTTTTTTTATTTGTAGTATTAAGTTTTCTTCTTTTTCTGCCAATTCTTTTTTTAATTGATTGGCTTTCTCAACGTCTACCCGCACCCCTAGGAAGCGCATATCGACCAGACAAGGAAACAAATCAGTTTCTAAATTAAATATTTTTTGCAAATCATCTTCAATAATTATTTTTTTAAATTTATTCCAAAGTTCTAATGTAAGTGATGCGTCTTGTTCCGCATAAGATCCAACTTCCATGGCAGGTAATCTCCACATATCTGCTTTTGCATCCAGTCCTCTTTCTTTTGCAGCTTCAATTAATCTAGCTTCATTCTTACCTTTGTTAAGATAAGTCCAGGACATTGTATTTAAAGTGTAAGAGAATCTATTTTCATCAATCAATGATGCAGCAATCATAGTATCTACTATTAAACCATTGATTTTTATACCTAAATTACGTATCCAACATACATCATACATAGCGTTATGAAATATTTTTGTAGATGGTGATTCGCATACATCTTTAAACCAAGATAAAACTTTTGTGCGATCTAGATTTGGACCTATTTCATGTGCTATAGGAAAATAACTTTTCCAACCATCAACAGCAACAGCTATACCTACAACTTCACCATTACCTATTATGGCTCCTGAACCCAGTTTCTTTAAGTCTGGATCACGTGTCTCTAAGTCAATTGCAATTTCTTCTGCTTCCCTTAGATCAGGATACTCTTTAGGCAGCAACCATTCTGTTTGCGGTATGATCATTTCTTTTTAAGATCTTTCATTGTTTTAATTTCCAATTCACAGTAATGAATTATTTTTTCTAGGTCCTGTATTCCCGACTTTTTCTTGTATCTACAAACATATTTTATAACGTTTCCCTGGAAAAAAGAAAGGTCATTCTTAGAAATAAATTCATAGGGTTGAATATAAAAGTCTTTGTAGTGACTCCCGCCTATTTGCTTATCTTGTGGAAACGCTTTATTAAACATATCCTTATCACTCATTTTAATACCTCCATTATGTTAATAACAAAAAATGTTAATGTTACAGTTATAAATATATCTGATGTAATTATTCTCATAGTTGATACCCCGTTCTTTTTATTTTTGCTTTTAGTTTATATAGGTTATTTCTTGCTCTTGTGGTTCCTACGTACCAGACTCTATGTTCTTCGTCATTTTTATCTTGACTGCGTTTTATAGATTTAAGAATTTTTTTTCCCATATCTAAACATAAAATTACATTATCTTCTTCTCCACCTTTTGCTGCATGTATAGTGGACAACCATATTCTAGCATTTGTATTTAAATCTTCTTTATTGTCTAACATGTTTTTTATATATAATTTTTCTTTTTCATCCGCTTCAACAAAAGCATCAAACCAATCTTTATTTTTATTCCATTCTACATCACCGGTGTATTCTTTTATTTCTTTTATAATTTTATCTTCTAATTCCTGATGCCTGATCCAAAACTCGTAATTCATTGCAGCTTTATACATAGTCACTGCAAAACTTTTACCTTTATTAGTTTCATAATATAAATTTTTCTTTTTTAATTCTTCAGCTATTTTTATTTGTCTAGATATAGTTCTACTTAATATTAACCATTTACCTTTAGTTAAATCTACTTGATTTATATTAGCAATGGTTAATGATTCTCCTTCAAAATCTCTAGGTAAATAGTTTTTTTCCTTCCTTATACCTGCAATCTGCTCAATTGGCTTCTGAGACTCCTCCTGGACGGTTCTAGAGACACGTTTAGAATACTTTAAGACTCTTTCTTTAGCTGATTCTTTAATAAATCTTTTAACATCTGCACCAGCCCATACAAATATAGCCTGGTCATCATCTCCTGCAAGATATACATCTTCTGATTTTTCTTTAAACACATCAAATAGTTTCCATTGTAACGGTGATAGATCCTGAGCTTCATCTATAAATACTGCTTTGAATTTAGGAAAACTTTCTTTATCTTTAGATTTTATAGTTAGATCTACTAGATCATTAAAATCATATAAATTTTTAGCTTGTTTATATTTAATTAAATTATCACTTATATATTTTAAAGGTCCCCACAATATTTCTTTAGGATCATGTTCCCATAATCCATATTCTTCTTTTACAGTAATACATTTATTTACTGCTTTATGTATTAATTGAAAATAAGGATTATCACAAGTTAGGTAACTAACTTCTTCTTTGTTATATTTGTCTGCGTATTTTACTTTTACATTTATTTCTTTACCAAATTTTTCGTAATGATATGGCTGCATAATATCTTCCATATTTATATTTAAATAATTAAAACAAAAAGAATGAAGTGTTTGAAAGTATGGAATTTTTTTATCATCTGCTGGCATTCTTTGTCTTGCAACACCTGCAGCTTTTTTACTAAATGCAAAATAACCTATTTTATGTAGAGGTGTGCCTATTCTTGCATAAGCTTTAGCTCTGTTAATTAATCTATGGGTCTTACCGGTTCCAGGTGGTCCATAGTATTTATAAATCATACAATATCTTTTTCTGTTTCAAATTCTATTTCTTCATTTATATCTTCTTCTTTTTCAAAATATTTTAATGGTATTCTTAAAGTTTTTAAAGGTGGATATTGTTTATTATCAGAATCTTTCCCTGGAAATCTTTTGCTATGATCAAACGTAGCCTGTTCTTCTGGATTTTTACTAGGAAATAACTCTTTAATCATTATAGATGTTTTAGCTGATGGTTCCTTCCATTCATATGTTTTTAAATCATCATAAAATGAACTATATAAAAAATATGCATAATCATCATCTAATAATGGTCTACCACTTTTAAATGAATTATATTTTTTAGCTTCAGGTTCATTTATATATCTATGTAAATGTGATCTTAATATATCAGACGGATTAGTTCCTTCTGCAGGTTCTATTATTTCTATTTTAGATTTTTCAAATAAATTTTTTAATATTTCATAAAAATCATTAGCTTTTATTGTTGGTGGTACTACATGCACCTGCTCCATTAGTAACGCTCTTAATTCTTTCTGACTTTCTATTCTATGCACATTTTTAGCATGCACTTGTTTTGTTTGTCCTTCTTCATTCTCAACAGTAAAATACCACTCCGGTGTAGGTTTTGTATTTACTTTTTGCAATGCAGACAATGCTGGCCATACTGGTTTATTATCAGATATAATTCCAAATTTTCTTTTAACACACACAGATTTTACACACACTGGTGCTAGTAATGGGTCATTACAAGTATGACCTTTAGTATCTTTGCTCCAACTTTTTATCTTTTGATTAACGTGTATATCTGTCCAATTATTATCAAACTCAAAATATTTTCTTGCAGCCTCTATGACTTTATCTTGCCATTTGTCCGGATATTTTTTCTTAGCAAACACCATGTAAT